ACTTCTTGTATGTCAGAAGACGAGTTAAGAGGCTGTATGAGCTCTTTAATAGTAAGACACCCTTATTTTAAACTGTTTTTCGATTATGGTTTCGGACATAATCATATGTGGGTGAAAGCATCAGGTTCTTTAGAAAGATTGATATTGGTTGAGTTCTAATCCGGTAGCCTTATGGCTACCACAATATACACGATTATGAAAGCAGATTTAGTTTTAGTTATCAGCCCTGAAGCCCCACTGATGAAGCAACTGGGCAAGGTATTGGGTAAGATGGTAACCCCTTATGACTTCTCTACTATAGAGAGGGGTGAAAAGTACATCACCATACAGCATGATGAAACAGGGCTTGTAGTGGCTTATACGAGTGAAGAAAGATTGAACGTAAAAATGAATTAAGAATGAAGAATGTATTAGAATCTTTGAAAGAAAGTGTCAAGAGTGGCAAAATCACAATCAGAGAGGCAGCTATAAAGCTGCATAAAGCAGGGTGGACGAGTTTTGTAGACGTGGATAAAACGAAACAATTACTTGAATTATGAACTCAATAAATGTAAACGGTTGCAGCGTATGCCAGCCCGGCAAAGAGAATTACACTACCTACGCAACGAAGTTAGGCAGAAAGAGAGTGAGAATGTACCAGTACGACTACCGTACTGAAAGTGGTGAACTCTTTGCTTGTTGCGCACCTACCTTAGAGGCGTGTAGAGAAAGACGGGATAAATGGCTTAGTTCACGACAATAAGCCAATTGTCGTGTATAACGATTGAAGATATTTCGTTATCTTTGGTTGTGGTAGTACCTTTGGGGTACTATCGCGGGGTGTAGCAGTGGTAGCTTTTCACTTTGACTTGGTGAAGGTCGGTTGTTCGATTCAGCCCCCCGCAACTATTGAGTATTAATTTAAATTTGACACGATTATGAACATTCTTACATTAAGCATCAAACAGAAGTATTTCGATGAAATCTTGGCAGGCAAGAAAACCCACGAATACCGTGAAATCAGACCAACTAACGCTAAGAAGTATATCACTTACCTATGTGGCGGTAAAGAATATCCGGTTGATGCAGAACTGCCTGAAGAGGGTGAGGTAGAATTGAAGCCTATCAAGTACGATGCAATCAAGCTTCTGACAGGTGCATATACGGGCAAGCGTCCTTATATCATTGTAGAGGTAAAGAACGCAGAAGCAGTAATTCTCACAGATGAAAACGGTAATGATATTGTTTACGAACATCAAGGCGAAGAATATCTTGCCGCACAAATGGATTATACTTTGGGCAAGATATTAGAGAAACATATAGATTGATTTGTTTAACTTTTAAAATTAGAAAGCTGAGTCGCAAGAAGAATTAACAGAGTAGCCGGGCCTCGCAGAAATATGAATGGTGCAGGGGCAGGTGGTAGATTGGTTGCCAATCGTAGAGGTACAGCAAGTGCCACACAGTTAGGATCACGCAGACAGCGTTACAGTGATCTTCGTACTTCATTTGGTTTAAGTGGTGGCTAGCTATGAACAAAGTAGAACAAGCGAGCCAATATATAGACCTCATTCGGGTAAAATCGAATGAGGCTTTACTGTTTTTATCACTTGGTAAAGATTCGCTTGTTCTGCTTGATTTAGTCTATCCGAAGTTTGACCGGATTGTTTGCGTGTTCATGTATTTCGTTAAGAATTTGGAACATATTAACCGTTGGATAAACTGGACTAAAGCCAAATATCCGAAAATAGAGTTTGTTCAAGTACCACATTGGAATCTCACTTATATTCTCCGTGGCGGTATGTATTGTGTGCCAAATCCGAAAGTAAAGCTGTTGAAGTTGGCAGATGTGGTAAAGGCTATGCAACTTACTCATGGAGTTTATTATACATTCTTGGGCATGAAAAAAGCTGACGGTATGAATCGTAGACTTATGTTGAAAGGGTATGAGGTAAACGGCTACGAGAATAACGGTATGGTTTATCCTTTAGCTGATTGGACACAAAAGGATATACTTGCTTATATGAGGCAGCATAATTTACCCGAACCAGTTCGGTATTCATTGAAAGCCAGTTCGGGAGTAGGCTTCAATCTTGATTGTATGCTTTGGATGGAGAAGAACTATCCACAGGACTTACAGAGAATTTACAAAACTTTCCCGATGGCTGAAAGAGTACTTTGGGAGTATCATAATCAACAAAAGTAATATGTATGGAACTAAGTAAATATATCAAGAGTGAATCGGTAGAACTTAACCGTTCTGCCATTCGTTTTGCAGACTACAATCCGAGAAAACTTTCTGATGAATCACGCAAAGCATTAAAGCGTGGCATCAAGAAATTCGGATTGGTAGGTGGAATAGTTGTGAATAAGCGTACAGGGCTTACAGTCGTCAGTGGGCACCAGCGTTTGTCTGTCATGGACGAATTACAAAAGTTTCCCGATAACGACTATCGCATTCGTGTCGATGTCATTGACGTGGACGAACAGCAGGAAAAGGAGTTGAATATTCTAATGAACAACCCTAATGCACAAGGTTCTTGGGATTTTGACGCTCTTGCCCGTATTGTTCCTGATATTGACTGGAAAGATGCAGGATTGACAGATGCCGACTTGAATATGATTGGGGTTGATTTCCTTTTGCAGACCGAAGAAGAAAGCTCCATTGCTGACGAACTGGAAAGCATGATGTCGCCTGTAACAGAACAGAAAGAAGCCGATAAAGCCGCCAAACAGTTGGAACGTGCTGAAAAGGTAGCCCACATGAAAGAGGTCAAGCATCAGGTGAAAGAAAACGCACAGAAGCAAGCTGAGAACATGGATGCCTATGTGATGTTGTCCTTCGATACCTATGAAGCTAAAGCCGCTTTCTGCGAAAGGTTCGGGTATGAACCGGATATGAAGTTTATAAAGGGAGAAGTTTTTGATGAACAAGTAGAAAGAATAGATTAATTATTGGGAGGAAAGCTGAGTTAGAAAGAAAACATATAGCCAGTTATATCAGCAGTCCAGACGAATAATGTACAACGCTGGAAGGCAATACGGGTTAGGTTCTGCAAGACAAAGAAACATAAGGGATAGAACGAAATCTATAATGGGAAGATATGCTGAGAAAATAGATAGCTATTTCTCAAAAAGAGGAGTTGATGTCTATGGAAACAAGCCAATTTCTCACCGTGTCTATATGGGTAACAATAACGGTTAAAATTATGAGCAATAGTGAATCTCAAAATAGAAAAGGTAAAGGAGGAAGAAAGCCAAAGTTTGATTATACAAGCGAGGACTTTCTTTCTCTCGTGGAATCGTATGCCAAAAAGGGATTCACTGACAAGGAAATAGCCTATGCCATAGGGATTTTACCACAAACTTTCTGCGAAAAGAAAAGTGAGTACACCGAAATATCCGAAGTCTTAGCGCGTGGGCGCGCGACAATCAATGCCACTGTAAGGGCTAAATTCCTTGCAATGGCTCTCGGTGGCATAAAAACCAAAAGCACCGTGGTAAGAAAGCTCCGTGATTCAGAAGGGAATTTGACGGGCGAAGATGAATTACAAGTAAGCGAAAGCGAGTTGGCTCCTAATTTGCAAGCAATGTCCGTTTGGCTGTACCACCATGATGAAGATTGGAGAAAGATTGAGCGCAAACAAGATGAAGACGCTGATATTCCAACAGACATAGAGCATGGCATCAACATTGATTCTTGGATTAAAGACAAGCTGAAATGATAGTACCTCAAGAAATTTACCATCCATTATATGAGGATAAGGAAAAATTTATAATTCTTATCACCGGTGGGCGTGGTAGCGGAAAGTCTTTCAATGCTTCTACCTTTATTGAGCGGTTGACTTTTGAAATGACTCCCGTAGAGAAAATAGTTCATCAGATTCTTTACACCCGTTACACGATGGTTTCTGCCGGTATGTCTATCATCCCCGAAATGATGGAGAAGATAGATTTGGACGGTACCACGAAATATTTCAAGACCACAAAGACGGACATAGTCAATAAGATGACTAAGAGCCGTATCATGTTCCGGGGTATCAAGACTTCTTCCGGGAACCAGACAGCAAAACTGAAATCCATTCAAGGCATTACGACTTTCGTCTGCGATGAAGCGGAAGAGTGGACAAGCGAAGATGAGTTCGACAAGATAATGCTCTCCATCCGTAAGAAAGGGATTCAGAACCGGATTATCATCATTATGAATCCTTGCGATTCCAATCACTTCATCTACAAGAAATACATTGAGAAAACTCACAAGCTGGTAGAGATTGATGGTGTGCAGGTTCAGATTTCCACTCATCCGAATGTGCTCCACATTCATACGACTTACTTTGATAATTTGGAGAATCTTTCACCGGAGTTTCTAAAAGAGGTAGAGGATATAAAGGTGAGTAATCCTGAAAAGTATGGTCATGTGGTTATCGGCCGGTGGGCTGACGTTGCAGAAGGTGCTGTGTTCAAGAAGTGGGGAATTGTGAAAGAGTTCCCGCAGGAATGCAAAAAGGTAGGAATAGGGCAGGACTTCGGCTTTACTAATGATCCTTCCGCTGCTGTAAGATGTGGCATTATTGATAACCGTTTGTATGTTGATGAACTTTTCTATGAAACGGATATGCTTTCGTCGGCTATTGCCAATAGGTTAAAGCCTTTCTCTATGAAAGTTTTTGCCGATTCGCAAGACCCTCGATTGATTCAAGAGATAAAGAACAGAGGCGTGAATATCTATCCGGTAGATAAGTTTCCCGGCTCCATCAAAGCGGGTATTGATAAGATTAAAGACATGGAGTTCTTTGTAACAGAACGCTCTTACAATATTATTACTGAACTTCGGAAATATGTTTGGGATAAAGATAAGGATGGAAACTACATCAATGAGCCAGTAGATGAATATAATCATTTGATGGATGCCATTAGATATTATGTATTGGGTTGTTTGCTTGGACGCATTTTGAAGCCGAAAGATTTAACAGGAATATTCACACATTAAAAATATAAACTATGCCATTGAATTTAGAAGAAATATTAGCATTGCCCGATATCGGGCAGAAGATAAACTACCTGAAGAAAGGTAGGAAGACTGAACTTCCCGACTGTTGTAAACTTTGGGACGATTGGAATCCGGAACGCCATGAAATTATGGTTGACAAAAAGAAGTATCCGGACAGAAAGGTTCTTGAAAAAGAAGCTGAGAAACACTTCGATAAAAAAACTGGTAAGACTTGTGAAATCGAAGCAAAGTATAAGACTGAACCGGTGAACCGTATCTCCATTCCATTGGAACAGGATATAGTGAACATTCAAACAGCTTTCACGGTCGGCACAGAACCGTCTATGGATTGCACTCCAACCGATGATGATGAAAAAAAACTGCTGGATGCGGTAAAGGCTGTATTTAAGTCCAATAAAATCAAATACCAGAACAAGAAGATAGTTCGTGCCTGGTTATCCGAGCAGGAAGTAGCGGAATATTGGTACGTAACCGATGATGATTCGTTCTGGGCGAAGTTCTGGAAGAAAGTTAAGACTACATTCGGAGGCAAGGTAAAACCTACCAAGAAGCTGAAAAGCGTATTATGGTCTCCGTTCCGTGGGGATAAGCTTTATCCGTTCTTCAATGATGAAGGTAAGATGATTGCTTTCTCACGTGAGTACAAGAAGAAGCTCATGGATGATTCGGAGATAATTTGCTTTATGACTATCACTGATAAGATGGTCTATCAGTGGGATTTGGCTAAGGGGTATGAGGAAAGAACTTCATTCGCTCATGGCTTCCCTAAGTTACCGGTTCTCTACGCTTATCGTCCTGAACCTTATTGCAAGAAGATAAAGACCTTCCGTGTCCGGTTGGAGAAACTACTATCCAACTATGCCGATTGCATCGATTATCATTTCTTCCCATTGCTGAAGCTAATTGGAGATGTAGAGGGTTTCATGGGTAAGGTTAAGGATAGAATGGTCAAACTTACAGGTGAAGGTGCGGATGCCCAGTATCTGACGTGGAACCAAGTTCCGGATACGGTACGTTTTGAAGCAGAAACACTCACCAATATGGCTTATGATATGTCAAACACTCCAAGAATATCCTTTGAGACGTTGAAGGGGGTAGGCAAAGCATCAGGGACCGCTTTCCGCTTTATGTTCATGGGCGCACATATGGCGGTAGAAAATCACGGTGAGGTTATCGGTGAGTTCTTGCAGCGGAGAGTAAATTTTATTGTTTCCGCTTTAGGCTCTATCAATCCAACCGAGTTTAGCAAGGCATCGCAAACCATTGACATAGAGACAGAACTGGTTCCATATATGATTGATGATTTGAATGATAAGGTGACTACTGCGGTTTCCGCTGTCAGTGGTGGCATTTGGTCCACACGTGAGGGGATTATGTTTGCCGGGAATGCTGATAGGGTAGAAGAGGAGCTTGCGGAAATCAAGGAGGAACAAGCGGCAAAGAATAACAATGCAGTGTCTCCTAACTCCAAAGGATAATTCATTACTTCATGTTCTTATCGTACTATTGAGCGGAGCTAATTTAGTTCCGCTTTTTTATTGCTAAATTCTATATTATAGAATATATTCTCTGGAAAAATTTTATAATTCAAAATTAATTCATATTTTTGCATCAAACAAAAGAGGTATGAGGATTGTATCACATAAGAAATTGAAAGAGTTCTACGAGACGAAAGGCTATGAAGATTCACGCATAGCCTTAGAACGTTGGTATGATATAGCGGAAAAAGCTGAATGGAAGAACCTATCAGACATTAAAGTGGATTTTCTTTCTGCTGACTATGTAGGCAACCAACACTACGTTTTCAATATCAGAGGCAACAACTATCGGTTGGTTGTCGTTGTTAAGTTTACAATTGGGTACGTCTTCATTCGCTGGGTTGGTACTCATAAAGATTACGATAAGATAGATTGTTCAACCATTTAAGAGATAGAAGTATGAATAAAGTAACGAAAGAACAGTATGAATTTGCTTTGGCGAGAGTGGAGGAACTTCTGCCATTGGTTGATGACAATACGCCTTCAAATGATAAGAATGCGGTGGAGCTTACAGTTATGTCCGATATTGTGATAGCATACGAAAAAGAACATTATCCGATAGAAAAACCGACTGTTGCGGAATTGATAGAGCTATCTCTTGAAGAGAAAGGGATGAGTCAAAAGCAACTTGCTGGTGAGATTGGAATAAGTCCATCGCGTGTGAATGACTATATTTCTGGACGTTCGGAACCGACCCTCAAAATTGCGAGGTTGCTATGTCGAGTTTTGAATATTCCTCCTGCTGCAATGTTGGGTTTCTGATTAGTTCATAAGAAGAATATTTAGGCGTGATTCCATTCGGTTTCACGCCTTTTTTATATCATTTTACAACAACCGCTTCATTGTTGTGTATCACCTATCTGATAATTTTTCACCTTCTTTATAAATAACGAAATTTACCGTAGAAATTTATAAATCAAATTC